CGGTCGAGGTAACAGGCACCGCAGTTGTTGCAGTTACTGGAGTGGTGGGAACCACGGCCCTCGGTGAAGAGACCGTCATTGGTACAGCCACGGTATACGCCATTGGCGTACAGGGCACTACTGAACTAGGCGCAGTAACTACCCAAACGTCTAACGTAATCCAAGTTACAGGGTTACAGGGCACTACAGCACTAGGCACAGTAGTAGCAAAAGCCAACGCGGACGTAATTGTTGCAGGCGTACAGGGCACTACAGCACTAGGCGAAACAACAGAAACAGGCACGGCTACGGTATACGCCATTGGCGTACAGGGCACAGGACAAGTCGGAACAGTACTAGTCTGGAGTCAAATAGTTCCGGGCGGCGACCCAAATTGGGTAGACATTGCCCCCATTAGCCAAACACCAAATTGGACGGAGATAGCAGCATGAAGACAGTAAACGAAGCGGTAGACTTAGGTGATACAATAGACCCTAAGCATGAAATTGAAGTGTTGTGCGGAAACTGTGGGCACGATGTGGACGAGGCTGAATTAAACGCGGACACTTGCTCCGACTGCGGTGAAGCCCTAAACTTGCGTCAGAATACAAAAATCTACGCGACAAGCGTACCGCCTGCTGGTGGAAGCACCTTAGTATAAGTACTGGAGATTCCCAATGGCTACGTACGACAACGATCTTAGATTAAAAGAAATCACCACGGGTGATGAAGATGGCACTTGGGGCACCAGTACCAATACTAACCTTGAGCTTATTGCCGATGGTTTTAGCTTAGGTACTAAGCAGATGGCTGCTGATACCAACGAAACCTTTACTATGCCGGACGCTACAGCAGATGCTACGCGCTCACTGTACCTAAAAATTACCTCTGCCGTCTCTCTTACTGCGACCCGTGAAGTCACACTTGGCCCAAACACAATATCTAAAGTGTGGATGATCGAGAACGCTACTTCAGGTAGCCAGATTATTACGATCAAGCAGGGTTCTGGGGCTACAATAAACGTCGCTAATGGCTCCAAAGTCATGGTCGTCACAGACGGTGCGGGCGCAGGCGCTGCGGTCCTTAATGCTAACCCCACCGAAACTGGTGGCACGGTAACAAGTGTTGGTGGAACTGGTACGGTTCAGGGTCTGACTCTAAGCGGTACAGTCACAAGCTCAGGCAACCTCACTCTTGGGGGTTCGCTGTCTGATGTTAACCTTACTTCTCAGGTCACCGGAACTCTTCCTATAGCCAACGGCGGTACTGGAACTACGTCCACCACTTTTGCAAACCTAACTACTAACGTGACAGGCACTCTCCCTGTTGCTAACGGCGGTACTGGGGTAACTGCTGCGGGGACCTCGGGTAATATACTTACCTCAGACGGGACTAACTGGGTATCTAGCGCCCCTACCTCCGGTGGCACTGTTACAAGCGTAGGTGTTTCTGGCGGCACTACAGGGCTTACTACTTCCGGCGGACCCGTCACCTCATCCGGCATTATTACTTTGGCAGGGACGCTTGCTGTAGCTAACGGCGGCACGGGCTTAACTACTTTGGGCACCGCCGGACAAGTACTTGCAGTGGACGGCGCAGGGACAGCCTTAGAATACGTCTCTGCGGGGGGTTCTGGTACAGTAACAAGTGTAAGCGGCACGGGAACCGTAAGCGGTCTTACTTTAACGGGTACAGTCACAAGCTCTGGCAGCTTAGCCCTTGGCGGCACGCTAGACGACATAAACCTAGCCTCTGGCGTAACAGGCACCCTCCCAGTTGCTAACGGCGGTACGGGTGCTACATCACTAACTGCCAATAACGTCCTGCTAGGCAACGGAACCTCTGCACCACAAACAGTAGCCCCCGGCACCTCGGGTAACGTCCTGACCTCTAACGGATCAACGTGGCAATCAACCACACCCTCTGCCGGTGGCGGAACTAGGATACATATAACGGACGTGACCCTCGTTACTCCTGCGGCGACAATAACCATAGACAACGCTGCGTTTGGTAGTTCTACATACGACTACCTAATACTTGAGGCGAAAAACCTTAAAATAGGTACGGGCGGTGGGACAACTCAAGTTAAGTTTAACTACCGTAGTGGGGGGTCTAATCAAACCGCTAGCAACTACGATTCAGTTTATCTTTGGGTTGACAGTAACTTAGCCCATGGCGTCTACAGCAATGAGACATACTCCCGTATCTCCGGTGCTAATTATTTTGCAAATTACGAAGCCTACCTCCAGATGGATATATACCACCAATCAACGGGCTTCCCAATGATTAGTAGGGGCGGAAGTTTTACGTCAACGGGCGTTGCGACTCAGCAGTGGTCCCACCTCAGTTCGTATGATGCAGTTCTTGCAAGTATTGGGGGCATCCAAATTGCGAACACTAACGGGTACAACTTTGCCGCAGGCAGTAAACTCACACTTTACGGCGTTAAAAATTCATAGGACTAGACCATGACACGTTATCACGCAACACCAGAAGGCAACGTCCCCTTTAGTCCTGAAGAAGAAGCGGAGTGGGACGCACAGGTAGCCGAATACGAAGCGGGTGCAGACGCCCGAGCAGCGGAAGCAGTCCGTAAAGAGCGAGATGGTTTACTTGATGCCTCTGACTGGACCCAAATGCCGGACTATAGCAGCGCGACTAAAGAATCGTGGGCAGAGTACCGCCAAGCCCTGCGAGATATACCTGACCAAACAGGATTTCCAAACGAAGTTACTTGGCCTGTAGCACCGTAATAGCTAAGCAGTAGGAGTACCCATGAGATGAACGACCTAGAGCTAGAAGCGATGATACAGCGTGCTGCGGAGGCGGGGGCTAAAAAAGCCCTACGTGACGTGGGTTTACAAGACGACGACGCTGTTCATGACATGCGTGAGATACGCGACCTTCTAGACTCTTGGCGGTCAGCTAAACGCACTGCGGCAAACACCGTGATTAAGACCTTTACCTATATCTTCTTAGGTGCCCTGCTAACGGGTTCCTACTTTAGTTTTTTCAATAAGCCCTAGGTGCGTATTATGAGCCACTTCCAGACCGCGCTAGTTGCCGAAGTTGTGGAGGGTGGATGGCGGCTACACGCCCCACTGGTGTATTATAGCGACGTGTTAGGCCGTACAGTTACTGTGCCTGCGGGGTATTGCACTGATCTGGCGAGTGTACCTAAGCTGCTTCGTTGGCTAGTACCCGTAGCGAACGCAAAAAACCGAAAGGCGGCAGTGGTCCACGACTACCTATGCACCCACGGAGACGGCGTTGTTAAGAACCAGAAGCAGGCCGATAAGGTATTTCGTGAGGCTATGGGTGTATTAGGTTTGGGCCGGTTTAAGTCCGGTGCCCTCTATTATCCCGTGCGTATGTTCCAGTCGATCAAAGGGTGGTTTAAATGAGATTACTTATTTTAGGTGTTGCGTGCTACGCACTAGCTGCTTGTACTCAGCTCAACAGCTTAGAAATTACGCCGGAGGACAACGCTATGGCCTGTCTGAAAGGCAACACGAACGCGGCCGGAGCTGTGCTTGGGGCTACTGTTTCCGGAATTACGGTTGAGCTTCCTGCCTCTGTGGACACCTCTAACTGGACTGCGGACGACTGGAAGACCCTAGCCGAGCTTTGCGACTAATGGGCAAATTTAAGTACTTCTCGGTTAGTGAGTTTGCTTGTACGCATACAGGGAAGAACTTTATTGAACAAGATCTTGTATTCAAGCTAGACGAGCTGCGTGGTCTGTGCGGGTTTCCGTTTGTTATAACCAGTGGGTACCGTGACGCGACGCATCCAGAAGAAGCACGTAAGACAAAGCCCGGTATGCACGCTCAAGGCATAGCCGCCGATATAAAGGTGAGTAACGGGACACAACGCGCATTAATCGTTAAACATGCGTTAGAATTGGGCTTTAACGGTATTGGAGTGGCTAAGACCTTCGTACACGTTGACACCCGCCCAAGCACCCTTGTTATGTGGACTTACTGATGCCGCTACAGAAACTACAGTTAAAGCCGGGCGTTGACCGCGAGAATACTCGCTATACCGCAGAGGGCAGTTGGTACGAGACCGACAAAGTGCGTTTCAGACGGGGTATGCCTCAGAAGATCGGTGGGTGGGTGCGCCTGTCAAACGCCTTTTACCTCGGGGTCTGCCGCTCCATGTGGAACTGGGTAACCCTGCAAAATCAAAACCTCGTTTCTGTGGGCACTAACCTCAAGTACTATATTGAGCGGGGCGGTGCTTATTTTGACGTGACTCCCATCCGGGCTACGGTAACTCTGACTAACCCGTTTACTACTACTATTGGCTCCGCCACTGTCCTTGTTACTGACACTGCACACGGTGCGCTTGAAGGCGACTTTGTTACGTTTAGCGGCGCAACTGCGGTTGGTGGACTTACTCTAAACAACGAGTACCAGATAACCCTGATAAACGAGGACTCCTACAATATTACCGCCGAGACTACGGCTTCTTCTACTGCCACTGGCGGTGGCACTGTTACTGCGGCTTACCAAGTCAACACGGGTAATGAGATTGCTGTGCCGTTTACCGGCTGGAGTTCGGGCAGTTGGAGTGCTGGTACGTGGGGTTTTGGTGGCACTACTGTATCCCCTATACGTTTGTGGAGCGAGGCTAACTTTGGTGAGGACTTATTCTTTACCTACCGTGGTGGGGAACTTTTCTACTGGGATGCAACCAACGGGGTGACTACTCGGGCTGTGTACGTGTCTTCGCTTGCCGGTGCGTCAGACGTTCCTGTCATAGCTAATAAGGCATTCGTGTCTGACATCTTCCGGTTTGCTTTCTGCTTTGGTGCAAACGATCTGGGTACTAGCGTGCTTGACCCCATGCTTATTCGCTGGTCTGACCAAGAAGACGTAGCTAACTGGACGCCTGCGGCTACTAACCAAGCCGGTAGTTTGCGCCTGTCAAGGGGCAGTGAGATTGTTACCGCACTCCAAGCGCGTCAGGAAGTTATGGTCTGGACGAATAGCGCGGTGTACGGCATGCAGTACTTAGGTGCTCCAGAGGTTTGGGGTGCGCAGCTCCTTGGTGACAACATCACTATAGCCAGCCCTAATGCAGCAGTTTACGCAGGCAACACCGCTTACTGGATGGGTACGGATAAGTTCTATATCTACGATGGTACGGTTAAAACGCTGCCTTGTGCGGTGCGCAGCTATATATTCAACGACTTTAACTATTCTCAATACGCCCAAGTTGTTGCCGGTACTAACGAGCGGTTCGACGAGGTTTGGTGGTTCTATTGTTCTGCTAACTCGACCCAAAATGACCGCTACGTGGTGTACAACTACCTACAAGATATATGGTATTACGGCAACATGTCGCGCAGTGCTTGGATGGATGCTGACCACAGAGAAAACCCACTAGCCGCTACCTACAGCAACAACTTGGTGAGCCACGAAGTGGGCTACGACAACCAAGAAAATGCGACTGCGGTTCCTATTACGGCTACGCTAGTGTCCTCTGAGTTTGACTTGGACGACGGCGATAAGTTTATGTTTGTTAACAGAATGTTACCTGACGTAACGTTTGATGGTTCTACGGTTGGAAACCCCGCTGCCGTGATGACATTACTGCCCCTACAAAACTCAGGCTCTGGGTACAACAATCCTACTTCTGTAGGTGGGGTTGATAATGCGACTGTGACTCGCTCGGCTGTTGTTCCTATTGAGCAGTTTACGGGACAAGTTTTTGTCCGTGTACGTGGTAGGCAGATGGCCTTTAAGTTTGAGTCCACTGAGATAGGTGTGGCTTGGAAGCTAGGTACTCCTCGTTTGGATATGCGTCCTGATGGTAGGAGGGGGTAATGGCTAGAAAGCTAGTACAAAGGGTTCAGTCCCCAGCTCTGCCAATACCCAAGGCGGGGCCACTAAAGGAGTATCTGGACGCCCTGAACAACATCTTGCGTCTGTTTTTTAACCTGCTAAGCAATGCGGTTAACACGGTATTTGGTGATCTGGGCGGGCGGTTTTTAGATGTGCCCAATGCGTTATACTTCTCTACAGTGGACCAGCCCATAGCGGTAGTAGACACAGCGCAGCCGGTTACGTTTAACCAGACATACTTACAAAGCGGGTTTTCGATAAACGGCGGTAGCAATAGCCAGATAACAGCGACGTACGATGGGGTTTATAATTTTCAGTTTATAGGGCAGCTAGCTAGCGGTTCGGCGTCTGCTAAGAACGTATACGTTTGGATTACGCGTAATGGCACTGATCTGGGGTATACGGCACGGGAATTTGTACTACAGGGTTCTGGTGAGATAGACGAAATAATTTGGAACTTTAACTTAGACTTAGCAGCCGGTGAGTACGTTGAGATGGCGTGGGTTTCTGACGATATAGATGTCACTATGGCAACCGTGCCCCCTGCTGTATCTCCGGCAACCCCACATCCGGGCGTAACATCTGCTGTACTAACAGTTAACTTTATTTCGGCGCTACCTGCAACGCGCCCAACACCTCCGTAGGTTTAGATATGGCCGATATAATAGAAGAGATTCTAGTAAAGGATAAAAAACCGGAAACTTTTTCTGGCGGTTTGTATGGCAATGCGGCTGCCGCATTCGGTAGTGGTGGAACACGCGGAGCGGGGGTAGGGGGTGGCTCTACATTCTTCCAAGACCTAGTAAACTTAGACCGAGAAGAAGCCGCTGAAGACGAAGAACTGTTCAGGATGCTGGGTGTTAATAGCAGTGTCCCTACGCCAGAGTTCCCCACGGCAAAAGAAGTATTAGAATATAACCAAACGACCGCTGCGCAAAACTATGCAGATTTAGTACTTATGCAGCCAAGAAGCGCTGAAGACATACAGGCAGTACGAGACGCTAAAGATGAACTTGTTGCCCTAGGCGTAACCAGAGAACAGCTAGAAAAAGCAGGGGTTGATGCCTCACGCGGCATTTCCGGTGTTATGGGGCCTAGTATATCAGGGGCTGTAGATCAAGGTATTGAAAAGGGTTCGGAGCTTTTTGGTCTTGGTGCTGAACGGTTAGCGGGTCTTGTCGGGGCAGATGAAGCATTATCTTCAGCTTTGTTAAACGTTCCAAACTTAGGCGCTACGTTTGTATTTGACGAATCTGGAAAAAAATCCCCCATCATTACTGGACAAACTCCAAGCGGTACTCAGGTAGGTGTTAATGCTACTGACCCTTACGGTATTGCCGACATAATTGGGGGTATGCGCACAGGCGACCTTGATGTGTTTGACATTATCGGCGCAGGGGGGAAGGTGCTAGCTGGAGGAAATGCGGCTAGTAGTTTGACCAACGATAAGGACAATACTAACAAGACAGGCGTAGATACCGGAGTAATTATAGACCCGAATAAAATACCGGCGGGTGGCGATGCTGCGAACCTAGATAAAAACAAAGGCGCAGGAGCAGGAGCTATCTCTGCCCGCATAATAGGCGAAGGTCTTGGCGCTGGTGCCGGTCCTAGCGCTAAAACCCCAACACTAAAGCTACCCGAGTTCCCAACGAATAGAACTCCAACACTTACGCTGCCTGACTTTCCTACACTAAGTTTGGATAGAACACTTACGCTGCCTGACTTTGATCCTCGTGAAACAGAACGAGTCCCTACTTCTGCCCTTATTCCTGCTTCTACGGCTCCTGCGGATAAAATTCCCGGTGGTGGTGGTGGCGGCGGTGGTGGTGGTGGTGGTGGTTTACCTGAACAAAGCGCTAGCCCTACAGGTGGTATGCGTACTGTTAAGACAGAAAAAGCAGGGCTAGCTAATATAGCTAACACATACGACCCAAGCCTTTCCCTTGCCGAAAACATGGCCCTTATGCTGAAAACAAAAACGCAAGAGGAAGACGCAGTAAATAGCGCACTCATGTACGGTGGTGGTATAGTACAACCCACTGATATAAATAATGAATTATTAAGAATTATAGGGAGGCGCTAGCGATGTCTGCAAAGTTCAACTTTAAAGATTTTATTACCGGCAGATACACCGACGGCGGTGCAGGGATAAACAACCTAGATTTTAGTAACATAGCCAAAGACCTAGGAGCTGCCGGTGCGATTTACGGAATACTAAACCCTAACGATTCTAGTGGGTTAGCTAGTTTCTTTGGTACTGGTGGTCAACAACAGCCTGTCGGATACACTGGTGGTATACCCAATTACACTGCCACTAGGGAGCTAGCTCCAAACGCTTTTGCTTCTACTTACACTACTCCAGATGGAGAAGTTGCCCCTCGTAGGCCCGGTATGGCGGGACGCAGGTATTTTACTGATACGCAGTTTACGCAGTCTACCGACGAACCCTTTATGGGCGTTACAAAAGAACAAATAGCTGCTCAAAACCAAGCCGCTATAGACGACCAAGCGTTTTTTGAAAGCATACTAGGCAATGTTGAAACAGAAAGCGCAGCGGCAAGAGCAGCAGAACAAGCGAATACGGACACAACCGGTACAGCAACTACCGACACAACCGGCGCAGGGGATACACTAACCCTAAACGCCGCAGACGGAACTACAAGTACAACAGGCTCTGGTATGGGGCCAATAGGTACCGCCGAACAGATTGCAAATAACCCCGCCGCTACAACTACATTAACTGTAGATGACTCTCAAACTCCCCGACAACGCTATACTGAAATTTTAGACACACAGGTAGATGCCTCTCAAGACGGTCTTGATGAGGACGAGCAAAAACTAATCGCCGCTGCTATTACTAAAGGTGGGTTTGGTATAGACGAAATAGCTACGCGCTACGGCGCGCAACCTATAGATGTAGTGGAAGGATTACTACGGGGCGAGTTCCAAACACCAGAACAAGTAGCGGCTATGTACCCAACGCTTGACGAACCAATGCTTATAGCTACTTTGCTAGATCAAGGTAAAACTACACCAGAAGAAGTCGCTGCCTACTACAAAGATCACCCTGTATATGGGGGCATTACTCCAGAGCAAGTGGTTCAAGAGTTCCGCGCACGGGGCGGCGAAAGAGAATTTGCCCAAGGTGGTAATGTAAATGGGTACTACCTAGGCGGCCCAACAGATGGTATGGCAGACCAAATCCCTGCTACAATCAACAACATGCAGCCAGCAGCGCTAAGTGACGGGGAGTTTGTGATCCCTGCCGATGTAGTAAGCCACTTAGGTAACGGCAACTCCGACTCAGGAGCAAAAAACCTATATTCCATGATGGATCGGATACGTCAAGATCGTACCGGTACTACCAAACAAGGGCGTCAAATTGACCCTAACAAATACTTAGCGTAGGTAAAGACAATGGCTACTTTTGAAGAATCGTCACTCTCCAGTTGGGCTGGACCTTATGTAACTGAGATGTTGGGTCGAGGCGAAGCATTAGCGAGTATGCCTTATCAGGCGTACATGGGGCCTCTTACAGCGGGGCAATCTGGCCTCCAAGACACGGCGTTTCAAGGGCTAGCGGGGCTTAATATACCTACTAACCAGCAGATGACGTACAATCCTATGTCTTTTACGGGGACAGGATACACTCCCCCAACGGCAGAAACTAGTGCGGACTCAGATGCTATAGCGGCTGTCTTTGCTGGGGCTGACCAAGCAGCACAACAAGGGCAGATGCCTACCCCAATGCCTACAGTGGTAGATAGCATAAGCCATCTGGACGGCTACTTTGGAGAAGGTGGTGACCCTTTTAAAGGTCTAATGGAAGGTAGGTTAACTTCTGCCCAAGTAAACCAAGCTCTTGCGGGCGCTCAAGATAGGTTTGATGCGGCAAATCCTGACTACCAATATGCAGGAGGAACTAGTCGTCATGGAGCACGAGAAGCCCCCACAGCTGCCGAACAAGCCGCAAGCGAACGGATGATGAACGCCATGTTTGCAGGTAATTTAGGACCAAATGATAGGCCAATAGAAGGAACGACCCAAGAACAGTCGATACAAAAAGATATTGAGCGTTTTAGCGGGACGAATACTGCTGAAGACCAAGCTGATATAGCTGCCGAACAGCCGATGCAGCAAAGTCCTATAGAACAGTACATGTCGCCCTATCTACAAGGCGCGCTTCAACCACAGTACGATGCGGCAAACCGCCAAGCTCTAATATCTGCCCAAAACCTACAAAGCCAGTTTGGCAAAGCAGGTGCCTACGGTGGGTCTCGTCAAGGGGTTGCAGAAGCTGAGTTACAGCGCGGCCTACTAGATCGTATGGCGGGTATTACAGGTACGGGCTACCAACAAGCATTTGAACAAGCCCAGAACCAATTTAACACCGAGCAAGACCAGCAGATGGCTGCCGCAGGGCAAGCCCAACGTTACGGCTTAGATGTTTTACGTGACCAGCGAACAGCCGGTGCAACCCAAAGGGGTATTGCAAGCCAAGGTATAGCAGCTGACATGGCGCAGTTTGAGCAAGAACGAGACTACGATAAGAACAACACACTCTTCATGCAGTCTTTGTTGAAGGGGTTACCGCTTGAAACGCAGACGTATAGCTACACCGAGCCTAGTGGGCTGTCTAGTTTAGCTGGGGGTGTAAACGACGTAACTAGCATCCTTGACGAGTTGGGTAGCATTGGGGGTGAGAATAACCCCGCGTCTCAAGTGCAATACGACATGGACGCATTGGCAACCTACAAAGACAATTATATGACTGCCGGTATGGACGAAAATGACGCTACCCTACAAGCCATGAAAGACATAGGTATGATTTCCTAGGAGCATAAAATGAACGGATTACAATCTTTAATGCAAGGTGCTCCTACACAGCGACCCCAGCAGCCACAACCTCAGCAAGCACCGGCTATGCCTAATGATCCCCGTATGGGTGCAGCTATGGGCTTAGTTGATGATAGTGTTGAGAAGTTTAAGCTAGACCCCCAGACCGAAGCTTTGATGCTAAAGAACCAAGCGTTGGATTTGCTAAAAGCCGCCGATAACGTAGGCAAAATGAACGTGCCTCAACAAGATACTAATATTCAAGAGCAAACGGAGCAGGGCATAGCTGGGATGCTACAGAGTCTTTCTCCCGGTATGCAGCAGCGCGGACAACAAATGCAACGGTCGCAAGCCCGTCAAATGCTAGGTGGCGGTGCCCCTGCTCGCCCTCCTATGCCGCAACAAAATATGGCCCGTCCTCCTATGGGTGGTATGCCTACTATGGGCGCTCCTAATATGGCTCGTATGGCTGATGGCGGTATTGTTGGGTACCAAGAAGGTGGTTTTTTAGGCAAGATAAAAGAGATGGACACTAAACTTAATGCCGGAGCCGATGCTAGTCAAAATGAACGTATGGCACGAGGCCGACGCATGAGTGACTATAATGTGCTTGCAGACCCCTACAACTCAGCTATGAACATTATGTACGACACTGGCATAGCAGGTGCGTTGCAGAAGCTTACTGGCTACGAAAGCCAGCTTGATAAGCCTGCCGAAGAAGACCCCACAGCCAAGCAACTAAAAAACTTTATGGCCGTGCAGGATGCTTTTAAAGCTAGGAAAGCAGCTGGTGCAGGTGAAGAAGAACTTAGGCGCATAATGGAAGACTTAAATTCTTACACTAATGTAGTGCCAAACATTGAAGCCGACGCTGCTCGTGCCCGTGGTGGTATGGCCCGTGGTGGAATTATTGGGTACAAAACGGGTGGACGAGCAGAGCAGCAAAGACAGGCCGGAGCCGCCTACGCCGCGAGACAGGCAGAAGCAGACGAAGTAGCAAACTTACAAGCGCTTCGTAACCGTAAATACGTAGAGTTAATTACTCAAGGTTATACTCCCGAGCAAGCTAGAGCGCGGGCTAGCGAAGGCGCAGATTTGCCTTATGCAATGTTAAACCGTGAAGCACAAGGTGGAGATGTCGGGGGCATAGCGCAAGCCGCTTACCGCCTGAGAAACCCTGCTCCCACTGATGCGGAGTTTATGCCGGAAGGTTCTTCTGTAATGGGCGGAATGGGTGATGCGGTAGAGACTACGGAAACTCCTGTAGTTACACCAGTCACTGCACCAGCTGCACGACAGGAATTCACTCCAGATGCGTTGGACCTTTTGACAGAAGAGAAACTTAAAGCTGCTTTAAATGCAGACCCAAATGCGGTAGCCACAACGAGAGGGGATCGCCTTAGAGAATTAACAGGGTTCGAAGACCTAATGGCAAGAAGAATAGAGTCGGAAAAAGCTGTTCGTGACCAAAAAGAATCTCGATTAAGCCCAGAAGAAACTAGAAAACGTAGGTTTCGAGCGGGGCTAGCTGGGTTAGCAGAGCAGGGCTTAGGTGGTTTTGGTGCCGGGCGTACATCAGAAATGGATAAGATTGCTGCGGAAAGACTTGGAATAGAAGAAACTTCACTTGCCGATCTAAATAGTTTAATTGCTGAAAAACGAGCAATGGGCATGACTCAGTTTGAAGCAGAAAACTCAGCCCGTGCAGAAATACAGGGTAGTCAAGATAATGCGGCGACAGCCGCCGGACGTCGTGGGGATACTCGAAGGGCCGCATTTGCTACTGCGCAAGAAAAAGGTCTTGACCGATCAGCTACAGCGGAGCAAAACCGGCTTAACCGCGAAAGCAATCTAGATATTGCTGAACTACAAGTTGCGGGTAGTAACGAGACCGACCTTGTAAGACGTTTACAAACCCGTAGAGCTGAAATAAAGGCCGCGAATCCCGAGTTATCTGGAATTGACATAAACTCTCGCGCTTTGGACATGATTGAGAGACAGGAAACTAGTGAAGCACTTGCTAGGGTAGGTATACAAGCTGAGCAGCAAGATTTTGCAAGATATGAAGGCGCTGCGAGAATAGTTATAGACAGACTTGCTAATGATATTAAGTGGGTCGCACTAAGCGCTGCTGAAAGACAAACAGCGTATCAAGATGCACTAGACGCTGAAATGAAAAACATAGAAAGGGTACTTAAAGGCACTCCTTCTACAGGACCAGCAGTGGGAACCGAAAGCGGTGGGTTTAGGTTTAAAGGGGGTGACCCTGCCGACCGCAATAACTGGCAGGAGCTATAGACGTGGCTAAAGCTCCTTGGGAAGAAGATTGGGGGGTACAAACCGCTACGAGTCCTTCTAAAGCCCCTTGGGAAATAGATTGGACCTCCGAAGAAGTTGCTCCTACCCAGCAAGAACAAAACAACCTAGCCCCTTGGGAACAAAATTGGGACCAAAAAACTCCTGCGCCCGTCATTCCTGAACCTGAACCTGAAGTAGAAGACCAATCCTTCCTGCGTAGTATTGCCGATGTACCTTTGCAAATTGGTATGGGTGCGACCTATGGCGTCCGTGCAATAACAGAAGCCTTTGGTGCGGACAATCCGGTTGCTGAAAACCTTCGTGGCGTAGAAGACTTTTTAGACAGCTTGTTATCTGCGCAATCTAAAGCCGACAGTTCCGAAATTGCACGCCTAATGAAAGAAGCCGAAGACGGCGGTTTTGCGGAACAAGTAGGTGCGGCGTTAAAAGGCATATCTATTGCCCCCATTGACTTTATGGCTAACGCCGTAGGTACAGTAATACCAGCGGCAGCGGCAGGTCTTTTGGCTACAGCTTTTGCTCCAGCTGGGGCTACTGCGGCGGCTACTGCGGCTACTGCGGCGGCTGTACGTACAGCAGCAGGTATTGGTACTGGTGCGATAATGGGTACTGGCGTTGTTAAAGGCGCTATCTTTGAGACCATAGAACAAGAATTAATCAAGGCAGGCTTAACCCCAGAGCAGGCGGAAGAAGGAGCGCAAGAAGCTCAATCCTACGGGGGTGAAAATTTAGATCAAATTGCACTAGGAACTATACTAGGTGGTTGGGCAGCTAAAAGCGGTTTAGAACCTGCATTAGCCAAGCTTGTTACAAACAATGTTGTAAAACAGGGCGTACTTAAAGGTGCGGCCAAAGGCGCTATAGCAGAGGCTATACCGGAAACAGCACAAGGTGCACAAGAACAACTGTCCAGAAACCTCGCACAAATACGAGAAGAGCGCACTCCCGATGTGCCTTTGACACGGGGGGTAGTAGGTTCTGGAACTTTGGAAGGACTTGCAGGGGGCTTAGCAGGTGCGGGAGTCGGGGCAATTTCTAGGGGCGCAGGAGAAGCAACGCCCGAACCGGGTTCAGCACCAGAATGGCTTCCCGTGATTCAAGCAGCCGTAAACGCAGACCTTGGCAAAGGTGAAGACGCTATTGCAGTAAGAGCTATTGAGTTTAACGAAATTTACGGCGAAGACGCAATGCGTGCTTATGTAACTGCGGCACGCGGAGAAGAGATGGTATTGCCTTCTATAGAAGTAGAAGAGCTAACAGGTCTTAGCGAAGTAGAAACAGAAGTAGAAACAGAAATAGAAACAGAAGCAGACACAAGGACTGAAGAAGAAAAAGAGTTTGACAGGCGAGTAGATGAGGTACTAGACGAGTCTTTTAAACCTGAAGACACAAGTACTGAAGAAGAGGCAGTCGATGATACTGATGCGTTTTTAGAGGACTTGGGCAAAGACCGAGACGATACAGAAGAAGCAAGTGCTGTTACAGAAGAAGCAAGTGCTGATCCCGCACTTGGGGATGTGTCTTCTATTGAAACCGGAGCAAAAGTTGATCCCGCACTTGGGGATGTGTCTTATATTGAAACCGGAGCAAAAGTTGTTCCCGAACTTGGGGAGGGTATTGAAGCCGAGCGCACAGAGCAAGGGATACCCGCCAAGGGAGACGAACGTGTAGTCGGCACCAAAAGAGACGCTAAGGGTCGCACGAACACTTACTATTCAAAGTCCACAACAGATAATGAGGGTTACCAAAAGACAACCTTTACGTTTAATCGTAGCGACCGCGACCCTGCTCAGAGAAATACTTCAGGTGTTAGCTTAGAAGAAGCAGGACTAGCCGATCTTACGCCCAATGAAGACGGTTTGGGCGGTACGGAAGATGGAAAGTCTTTGTCCGAGTACGACAAAGTTAGAGTGACAGAAGTCAGGACTACCCCTGATGGACAAGTAAGTGCATCGGTTTTAGTAACGGATGGAGACCTATTTTTTGAAAACGAAATAGCGTTTAAGCCAGTAACCGAAAGTGCAGCTTCTAGCGCGCCGAGTGCAAGCCCTGCCGTGCCTACAGAACTTCCTGAATCTGCCGAAGAAAAAAAGAAAGCCGAAACCAGAAAAAGGCTTGGAAAAGAGGGAGACAAGGTTCGCAACAGACAAAACCGTGCGTCCTCTAAGTTCCTTACTACGCTAAAAAATGGCGTACAAAAGATACTAGCAAACAAAGAATACACAGTACAAGGCGTTCCTTATTTTGCTACGGAAGAAGAACTTGCTGAGTACGACTACAACCAAGCTGTTGCAGATATACAATCTGAGTTTGGTGATGTTGCTGGTTTAGAAGAGCAAGTCCGCGATATAGCGTTTATGTCCGACACTGATCTGGATGCCGCTATAGATAACCTTATAGAAGCAGGGTACAACCCTCAACGGGCTAAAGAATTTACAAAAAGACTTAGAGCAGAAAATACTAAGAAAATAAAACAAAATGACATAATTACAAATCTTGAAGGCTTACAGAAGAAGCGCATAGAGCAACTCGCTGATGTAATAAATATATCAAGAGACTCTAAATTAATTGGAAAAGCCGCACAAACTGCGGCGCTTGCTGCTTTGCAAGACCCGGACATAAACCCCGAAGAACTAGCACAAGCCGAACAACTGGCTGCTTCAAAAAATAGAAGACCTTCCGGTGCAGTGCCAAACAACGCCGAATTATCTCGCCAAGACCTACCAACGCTTACTTCAAAAGCGCCTTTTGAAGGGCCTATTGATTTTGTAAAAACTGCGGAGCAAGCAGCGGACCTTATCACTAAGGAGAGAGGTCTTACTGTATTTGAGAAAGGTTTAGCAAAACTGTTTAAGCCTATACTCCGCGCTATGGGCACTAAGTTCGTAGTGGTATCTGACCTAATCCAAATACCCGACAGAATTTTAGATAGCTGGGTGAACCCTGACGGAGAACAAACTGCTGCGGGCCTTTATGACCCTATAGATAACGTCATATACATAGACTCAGTAGAGGGCTTAGACTCTCGCACTATGCTTCACGAGATGATACACGCCGGAACTTTAGGTGTGATATACGACTACCAAGACGAGCTGCCAATTTCTGCTGATGCAAAAGCTGCCTTAGACGACATGAAGTTAATAATGCAAAAGGTTGGCGAGTACTACCAAGATTTAGTCGAATCTGGACTCAACACCAAAGCAATGGACGTATACGCTTTAGACACAGATAACTTTAACGACCTGCGCGAGTTTGTTACTTACGGGCTTACTGGTCCTACTTTGCAGACAATGTTGCTTAACATGGCTCCGGTTGTTAACCCGCAACTAGGCGCTATTCGTACAGCGTTTTCTAACTTTGCGGATGCTGTAAGACGGATGATCGGTTCTCCGACCAGAAATCGCAGTGCTTTTGAAGACTTGATCGACTTAACAGGTAGGGTAGCCGCTGAAACTATTCGTTCTACACCTAAAGCAGCAGGGCAAGTTGTTCAAGCTAAAAAGAAAATAAAGAAATTAACAGCCGTTCAGCAAGTGCAAGCAGAAGCTACTAGCTTACGAGAGTTTGGTAAGAGAAATAAAAGTATTTTTGCGATGTCGAGAACCCCGAAAGATGGGTTGAGAATGTTCGACTCGTTGTCTATTGCTATGAACCCGGAAACGTTTAGCGTGTATCTGCCTATACTGACAAACACGATGCTTACTAGGTATGCAGACAAATACGGTATGCCCTTTGCTAAAAAAGTAAACAGAATAATTCAAGACTTAACTGTTTACCGCAACAGAAAACTAAAAGACTTATCGAAGAATCTAGATAAGTGGGATAAGTTAATTCAAAAGGCTTCAGCTACGTCCGTGTTGTTAGACGATGCTTTGCATTTATCTTCTTTATTTGACGTTAAGATATACGATCTGAATACTAAGAAATTAGTTTCTTTGGCGCAATCTAAACTCCAAGACGATGGGCGCGATACTACTGTAAAGACTTCTAACGAAGTTAGTTATCCACAAGGGGCACCAACAGGGTTAAAATCTATAAAGTTTGAACTACAGCAGTTGTCTAAAAACCCTACCCCTACCCTTAAAGAACAAAAGGAAATGGATAGGCTTGCAAAATTATTCCAAGACCGAGAAACAGAAATAGAAGAAGTTTTTGCTATATTTGAAGAAATGAGTAAAAGCAAAAAAGGAAGCGACGCTGTTGAGCTTTATTCTTGGGTTATAGAAGAATACCGTAAAGACTTTGAAGAACACAATGCGTTGTTAATGGAGGCTGTTAGGAAAGATACAGCACTCCCCGGAACAGAAGGCGACAAAACGACGCCTAAAGGGCGTTTGCTTGCAGATATAGTTACAAGTTACCAACTAGCAAAGCAGCGTAATGTTTACGTGCCACTAATGCGTTTCGGCAAATACGCTATGCGCGCAAAAAAGGGTAGAGAAACACGAGCTTATTTCCTATTTGAAAGCCGCAAGGAAAGAGATAATTTTGCTGAACAATATAGAGACGACAACCCCGGCTTAAAAGTTACTGAAGAAGACCTTTCTAAAGACGTAGGCGAGAGCTTACGCGAACAAATAACTAAAGATAGCGGCAAGCTTACTTCTATGTTTGACCAGATAGACGCTATGGCAGCAGGCGATCCTAGTGTTGCCGAAGATTTAAAAGACAATCTGTACCAGATGTACCTACTATCTTTACCAGAAGGTAACTTAAGAAAAGCTTATTTGCGCAGGAAAGGCCGTGCGGGTTTTAGTAACGATGCGTACCGCGCTTTGGTGTCTAGTAAGTTAGCTAGCACAAACCAACTTTCACGGATTAAATATGGAAAAGATATAAGAACTGCAATATCAGAGGGGCGTGCGCAGTTAGCAGACCAGCCTACTAGGTTAGAGTTAAGCGGGCAAACTGACAAAAAAGGCATGATACCTATAGAAAAGAAAGAGCGATTGATTAATGAAATAGAGCTACGCGCTACTACAGAGCTTAGCCCTCCTAAATTAACAGGTAGAGATGCTTTAATAGATCGTTTTTCTCGTTTAGGTACAAAAGCAGGCTTTATATTTCTTATGTCTTCCATACGCTCGGCATTAATTCAGCCTTCGCAACTAGCTACGTTTGGTTTTGGTACATTGCACTCCGAGTATGGTGCTGTAAAAACAGCGGCTATGGCTGCCAAGTACATGAAAAACATAATGAGTGCGCAAGCTCTTAGTAGTAAGCAGCTAGATGAAAACGGTGACCTGCGCGATGCACGTGGGGAACACGCTATCCGTAATTCAAACTACGTGAATAAAAGCCCGATTAAGAACACCTTGCAAGCTATTTGGGATATTGGAGACGAAAGAAACGTTTATGGTGCTACACGTATACATGACGTAATGGGGCGAGTAGACCCAGACGAAGTAGAGCTACGCGGAGCACGGGGCGCGGATTCTATAAAAAGACAGAAGCCCGCTAAATTTGCCATGACGGCAATGATGGGCGCAGTTCAATTTTTAGAGCGTGCTAGTCGTGAAGTATTCTTTATGTCTGCGGCTGAATTAGAATACGAAAAATTACTTAAGCAAGGCGTAACCGGAGACTTAGCGATAGAAGCTGCTGCGACTAAAGCAGCGGAGCTAACTCAGAAAGCTATGTTTGACTACTCGTCTTACAACAAACCACGAATAGCTAAAAATCCTTATGGCCGTATGGCTTATCAGTTCCAAAACTACCGACTGCAAGCTACCGCGTATATAGTTAGAAACTTTAACGAAGGTTTACTTAGCTCCGATCTGAACAAAGAAGAAAAGAGAAAAGCAGCTATACGTTTTTATGACACTATGGGCATGGGCATTTTCTTTGGTGGCCTTACAGGAGCGTTGGGTTACACCGCTACGGTTGCGGTAATAGAGGGTATGCGCGAAGTATTGCGCCCAGACGAAGACGATGACGACGCTGATCTTTTCTATGATATGTCTGACCCTAACAACCCGCTTGGTCTTAGAAACTTTGATCTCTACATTAGAAATAGTGTTATCCCCCGTTACTTTGGTCCAGAAAGCAGTCTAGCTAAGATGTTAGGACTAGAACCAGAAACTGCGGAACTGTTAGCACGTTCAGTAGAGGTCGGCCCAATATCTGCATTAACCGATTGGAACGCACAGACTTCTCTTTCTTTGGACGGATTATGGTTCTCAGATTACGGATCGCCTGAAGATACGTATAGCCAATGGTTAATAAATTCAGCGTTTGGTACGGTTTTTGGTCCGTTTGGCAGCGTCGCTACCAATATGGCTGACGGTATACAAATGATGGTCGAAGGAGATTTTGCGCGTGGGTTTGAAACGATGTCTCCCGGTGCTATAAAAGAACCTATGGAAGCGTATAGGTTAAGCCAAGAAGGGTTTGTAACTAAAGGCGGGAAGAAGTTTGCCGACGCAGAGTATTTTGATACGTTCCGTTTGGTAGGGCAGGCTATGGGTTTTGGGTCTACTGAACTAAGTCTAGCGCAGAAATCAGTTTACGGCGGAGAAGAAATTAGAAGAGATGCTACAACTAGCAAAACAGAAATATACGCTGAGCTAGAAGAAGTTCTTAACGACCGCCAAAGCGCAGTAGAAAACTACGGCGCAAACAGCAAGCAAGCTGACCGTGCACAAGGTAAAGTTCAGGACGTTATAGATAAAGTTCGAGAGCATAACTACATATATTTCTACAACGGCATAACAGGTAAAGATTTAACTAACTCTATGCAGCAAAGATTGCAGAAAGACGGTATGACTTTATCCGGTTTCTACATGGGAGATAAAGTAGCCCCTT